CTTCTTATCCTTTACGGCATCTGTAAGTGCATAGTATTTACCACAACATTGGTACACTGCTTTACTTAATTCGTACTTCATATGCACCTCCGATTATGGAATTAATGTCATTTCAGTGATATAACCTGTACCTTCCGCATTGTAAATATTACATGCGATGGTATCAAATGTGTCAGTAGGTAAAAGTGCAATGGTTTTAGTCTGACCTGTACTAAGCTCAACATGTTTGCCTGCAACCTGTACTCTTAAATAAGCGTTACCAGCGGGAGTAACACTACCGGCAGTAATCTGCACGCCTGAGTACTTAGTATACACTTTATTTGCGACAATGTTTCCACCGTTAACCGATGAATTTCTTAACACTCTTACACTGCTTGTCATTTGCGTCATACCCTGTCCACTGAGTGAGAAGCCGCTCTGTACAACACCGCTGACAATTACTGCAACAGGTTTAACGCTCTGCGCTCCACCACAACATCTAACCCATGCCATATGCTGTACCTCCTTCCTTAAAATACTCTGATGCCAACAAGTACATCAGCGTCCTGTGCTTCAAAAGTAAGTACGCACTGACCGCTTGAAACTGCTATTGCGGTAGGTGCAATAATGTCAACAGTTCCACTACCTACATACTGCCACGGCTCAATGATACTAGTAGTCTTGATTCTAGCATCAATGAATGTAACTGTAGTAGCACCAGCTGTAAGCGTATTAGAGATAATATTGTGTAACTCACCACCGATAGTAGTTATCGCAGAAGCATTGTCACCAATATCACTCTGTGCCTGCGTCATGTCTGCCTGTGTAGCGTAGTGACTCGGTAACTCACCACCCAATCTGTCTGCATCAGGCGCTGTACCTGTACTAGCCACATAAAAGGTCAACTCTGAACCTTCAAGGCAGCAAAGCACGTTCGCATCTTCCACGAAAGCATTTGTATTCAACTGCTGTCCATCAGTCATCTGTGCGGTATACGCAATACCATCAACAGTAAAACTGTCACCAAATGTAAAGGGTGCGGTAGCAACAAATACAAAGAAGCAAGCGTCAGGGTTGTCTCTTACGATAGCGTGTACTGTACCACTTAATATGTGAGTAGCCTTGGGAATACTATTGATAGCATTTTCATGCATAACGGCATCAATAGTAGTCAAGTTGGGAACGTCAACCTGTAAAGGGTTAAATGTATCAGAACCCTCATACTGTTTAAGTTCATAGTTAGTTGTCTGATTCATATATTATTCTCCTTCCTTATGGAACAAGTATTGTGTTACCATACATTACACAATCTCTTACTGTTCGGTTGATTGCTTCGATTCTATTACAGGTCAATGCTCTTCCTGCAAGTGTGCTAACAGTAATGCCGTCAACAATATGCAGATTGCACAGATAGTCGAACATCTCCTGAATAGTAACGTAATCACCTTCGAGAATGTTAAGTACTTTCATGATACTAGGTAAGTGTTCAGTAACTTCCTCAAGTAAGTACTCATTATTCATCTGAATCATGAGGTCAGTTCTAGCATTAACGGCTGTAATACTAGCATCCAATCTCTCGTTTGTATCTTCGATGTCTCTACGTACATCAGTTAACTCTCCATTAACGTACTGAGTGAATCTCTGATACTGTGCTTGTAAATCGTCAACAATACTGTTAAATGTTCTAACAGTATCGGCTACAAGTTGCTCAAAATCTGTGGTCGTGGTTTCAATCAAGTTCTCTAATTCTCTTATCTTTGCATCCACGTCCTCAAATGTCTTTGCAATCTGTTCATCAGTGTACGCTTTAGCCTGACTAAGGATGCTCTCCTCAATATCAGCCATAGCATTGATAACTTCGTTTACCTTGTACACAAGTTTTGACACCTGTTCGGTATACGAAAGGCTATCATCATACACTAAAGGTAGTACTTTGTTACAGTACCCCATATAAATAGGTTCTACTGTCTTCATTAAAATCTCCTTTCCTACCAAAGTTGCATGAATAACTCGTCAAGGTCGCCAATAATCATCATATCGATGTTCAAGAATGTCTTACGGAACTTCAAAAGAAGTTCGCTTGCATCTCTACTCTCAAAACCTGTGATGGTGTCAGTATAATCATTAATATTTCTAATTGTTGTACCTTTTTCCATTGTCACAGTATTACTATATGACGATTGTGTGGTTGTATCCCTTGCATTGCTAAGATAAGTACCATCTATAAGATTCTGAACAGCACCTTGGGGTGTGTCACTGTACTTATCCAAGGTATTACTATGATTCCATCCACCACTTGTATCTGTGTCGTGTCCTGAGTTAACCTGTGAACCTTCGCCTTCTCTTCTTATTGTCTTATTTACTGTGTAAAGAGGGTTAAAATCAATGAGTTCACTATTATACAACTTATTGTAATAAGGCATAATCTCATTGAGTTTAGTTCTTAACTTTAATTTCCACAAACCTACAGTTTCAAAACCGATTTCTCTCGTGTAAAAATGAAGTAAAATCTTACGCTCAAGAACTCCTCTGTAGTTTTCGTCGAAAATCGGGAAATCAAAGTCGAAAATCTTGTCAACAGAATTGTCAAGTACAGTATCAATGTCCTTATACCCAACGCTTTCTGTTAAACCGCTTTCAGTTTCACAGATAAACCTTACTTCTGTTGTAAATTTACTCATTATCAGAACCCTCCTTTCCCTTTTCAAGTCTCTTCTTGTCTTCTCCGATAACGTCTTCTGTTGCTTCTTCTACTAGTTCTTGGTAGTCCTGTCTATAATCAACAGATATATTCAAATTGAACATTCTGTTAATCTCTTTTGCGGCTGTCTGTCGCATGCCAAGCGGTGAAAACCTTGATGCTTGTACACCACCCTGATTTCTTGTAACTTCGTCCGTGATTAGTCTTTCCTTTTTAACAAGGTTGATATTATTTATACCAAGGAATGTAAGCAATTCATTCCAAACACCAATCTTTATTTCCGAAATTTTATCTGCAACATAAGGTGCGCCTGTTGAAATGGCTTTAATTCCATCAAGATTTAATCCTTTAGCACCAAAGATAAAAGGCTGATTGCCATCATAATCTTTATAAAGGTTTAACATTGTTAATCGTTCGCTTTCGTCACAGAGTACCGCAACAGGTGTTTTCTGAGCCTTAACATTGATTAACATAGCCTGCTGAACATCGTACAGCCATCTCGCATATAACTCAATATCTCTCATTATAGGCTTGCGTAAGTAGTTGCCGTAAATTATTACACTGTTTTCGGGTGTTAAATCACCACTATTATATCCATTATTGGCAATTGCTCTTCTTATTAACGGCTTATTGTAGATATCTAAGCGTCCATTAGTTACCATAGGAAGTGCAAGATATGAACCTTTACCCGTTAAATTATCTTTATAAACAGGTTCATTATCATTACCAATAATTACAATATTTTCGGGTACGATAGGTACAGGAGAATCAAGTAATTCGTCCTTGAAAAATACAGCCGCACCCTTACCAAATAACGTTAATTCAAGAAAACGTTCGTCAATCGTTTCGGGCAAGTTTTTCCACTCAAATCTGCTTATAGCAAGTTCTACACCGCGGTCATAGAAATGAAGATAAGTGCGGTTATTCATTTGAGCCGATTCCCAAAACAGTAAATCTTTTCTTCGTTTACTCATTTATCCCTCCTCGGGTTCAGTAAGTGGTCTATTTTTACTGCTATAGTTTCCTATATTATCACCACTATTCCAGAACCTAATACCTTTGTTAAAGAGATTTGCTATATTTTGTAAAGCCGTTGCAGGTGCGCCACCTACTACAATTGCATTAATTGTTTTGGTATACGTCCAACCTTTTCTTACATGTATATTTGGAACTTTAATTTTCTTAACAGCGTACCCATAAAGATGGAAATAATTATCTATCATTTCGCTATATTCTTCTTTAGGATATAATTGAAAAAAGAAAAAGTCCTTTTCAGATGTAGAAAATTCAAGGTTACCCGAAGAACTACCTTTAATATTTGGTACAGGTGAATTACTACCAATATTAGCAAAGGTTTCCGTAACATCTAAAAATGTATTGGGTGTTTCCTCTGCAATCATTTTTTCACCACGTTCGATTAACCTTTGTCCCTTTTTAGATATCTTTTTGAGTTTTGGAGTCAGCATGCTTGACCCCTTATCAATTAATGCTTGTCCTTTTTCAAGTGTAGAAGGAATTCCGGTTGCCATTTCAAAACCTTGGATGGCAAGTTTAGTACCTGTTTTGATAAGCCAATCCATTAACCCTGTTGTGCCAAAAGGCATATTTGGTATACCTTCCATTGTAACAGAGAATGTTTCATTAATGTTATCGCCATAATACAATTTTGGTGCAGCCTTAAATGCAATTGGTGGTAATAATGAAGCATAAATTTGAAATTTAATAGCGTCACCTGTAAACCATTCATATCTGTACTCTTGCCAATCACCATAGGTGTTACATACTAAGCGGTTAAAAGGATATGTTAATAACTTTTTATTCTTTGGTATATAAGCACCCAAAGTTGTAGGCTTATGTTCGGTTACAGTGTATTCAATTTCTGAAGTACCTGTTGGTAACGAACCCATCTCACCACCATATGACACATCATATTCATCAAATGTAATAGTATTAACGAACCTTGTTGGTATAGGATAAATAGATACAATATCGTTAAGACTAAGTGCAACTGCTATGTCAATAATTTTCAAATCTCTTTGAATTAATTCAATAGCATGTGCTAAACACTTTGTCATATCTTCATCTCGTACATTTTTAATGTATTGTAATGAAAGTGCCATTGGTACATGATTGACGATACAAGATTGTACAGTAAATGTAAGCCATCCTTGTACATCATCTTTATGCATTGAACTAATTATTGCCAATGTGTATGAATTAAATATTCCTGTAGGAACTTTAGTATTTGTGTACCTCATAGGTGGTTCTGGAATATCCTCGGGTATTGTGTTATCTCCTACCGCATCAGTTGCCGTATGTTCTCTTTCTACAAAGCATTCCTTTAACTCGATATCAAAGAAATAGGATTGTAAATCATCAAGTACATAGTCAACCTCAGTTGTGCTTTCATTAATGTACCTTACATCAGTAACAAAAGCATAAAACCATTTAGCACCATGATTTCTGTTAATAAACATCAAATAGTTGCAATTCTGAATTGTATCAGCCAAGCACCCTATTTTGATAGTACCTAAACTGACTCTTTGGTAACTGTTATCATTAAAAGTTGCAACAGTTTTACCAATAAAATACGAGGATTGCTCTGCCCTTGTTACAAAATATATAGTGTTTTCACTGTTAATTGACAAAGGCACTTCGCTTAATAATCTTATCGTACTATTAGGTTCAACAGCCATGCTTTCTCCTTTCCTTGATTCGGGTGGCATAAGGTATATCCCTATACCACCCTTTCATCAAACAAATTTTAAAGTTACTGCTTAGTAAAGGTAACAGTATCACCTACATCAGTAGTACTTACATTGAGTGCGGCAGATACATAAGTATCGCCAAACAGTGTAAGTTCGATATCCGGAGTCTTTGTCGGGTCTGAGTAAATCAGTGCACCGTAAGGCTGTACAGCCACACCGTCGGTAGTGCAATCCTGGTTCTGCACGAATTGATACTTACTTCTGTACATTTCTGCAACAGTGGTTTCATCAGGTGTAAAGGTAAGAATTGCATGTCCATCGCTCTCAACCTTGGATACAACTGTAAAGGCAAGAGTTGCAGGTGTAGAGATAGGACTAGATGCACTGTTCACAAATACAACAGCGTTACTGAAAGGTGAAGTATCTACGGTCTTCCATACGTTGTAGAAGTAGTTCCAATAAACGCCACTTGCTACCTGTTTGTCGGTCATAAGGGTGAGGTTATCATATACCTGAAACCATTCCTGGTCAACAAGTACAGCAACAACATCTTTCATGAGTGCAAGTTCTGCCGCCGTTACTTCCTCAATCATGTCACTTTCTGCTCTGATAACGTCGAATCTTTCGTTGTCGAAAGTGGTGAAGTCATCAATGAGTTTAAGGTGTCCACTGAAAGTAGCCTTATCCATGTTGAATGCAGAAGCAAGAACGTCAACATCATAATCAGCGTTAAACTGTGCATCCATAAAGATGTACTGGTCGTTCTTAGGAGTGGTGGTATGTACACCGGTCTCATTGTACTTGGTTGCCATAAAGGTGAGTGCGTTTGATGTACCACGGAATCCCTTAGCGGCGTTCTTAATATCGGTAGAAACGTCAACCGCAACGGGGTAGAGTTTACCTTTAGCAACGCCCTTGATAATGAGGTACTTGAAAAGCAGATATTCATCGTACTCAGCCGCAGTCATAACAGAACCGATAATCTGAGCGATAAGGTCGGTAACACCATCAGCAGAAGTAAATGCTCTGCGAAGGTCTTCCTGCTGTACTGTGATAGGGTACTGTACTCTCCAGTTCATAAGGTGGAAAGCTGACTTAACATCGGGTAAAGTACGCTTGAACTCTCTTGCTTCAGCCTTTTCCGCAGAAAACTCACGAGCCTTTGCAATAGAAACGAAAACTTCTTCAACGGTCTCACCGAACTCAAGGTAACCCTTTTTGAGGTCAGCGTATGCATTATTGAAGAGCGCAGACTTGATGCGGATAAGTGCAATCTGATTAATTAAAGCGTTTAAAAACTCGTTAGCGTGAGCGGGATAACCATAGAGTGCTTCGCCAACCTTAGGTATATCGATATCATCGTTAATCTGTGGAACGTTCTGCTGATAAGCAAGGGACGCATTTTCACGAATAGTATTGATGATATCAATAGAGCGAGCATTTAAGTTCGCCATAGCAATTCGTCTTGCCATTTAATGTTCCTCCTTAAATAAATCTGAGAACTCCCTTTTCTTGGGTTTTTCGTCATCAGTTTCTTCGGGTTCGGGGTCTGGTTCGTTGTCGGTTTTCTTGAAGAATCTGTCACGATATTTAGTTCTCCATTCTTTGTCGTTCTGTTCATACTTCTCTTTCCATTTAGTGCTGTCTTTTGTCTTCTCTTCCAAGTTGGTGATGGTATCACTTGCATCCTCAAGGATTTTCAACGCATCATCAGATGTACTGTCCTGTAAAATCCCTTTAAGGGATGTAAGTAATTCTTCTTTAGTTCGTACTGCCATATGTAAATCCTCCGATTATAATTATCTCACACGAATCAACTGACCCTTGTAAATCTTATTAGGATTTTTGATGTCAGGATTTAACGGAAGAAGTTCACGATAATTTGAGTAGCCGTATATCTTTGCTATGCCACTAAGGGTATCATTTGGCTTAACAATGTAATACTCAATCTGACCTTCATCATCTCCGTATTCTACCCAAGGAAGTTTCCCGTGTTTTGTCCACACTCTGTAATTTCCTTTGCGGTACTGTGAGATATTACCTAAATTAGTTACCTGTACATTGTTGTTGAACTTAGGCGTACACTCAACCACCTGTCCATTACCAATGTAAATACCGATATGCCCCTTTAGCCAAACCGCTTCACCTTTTTCTATGTTACTGAAGTTGGTGGAAACGTTTGTACAGTGGACAATCATACTGTCGGCATTATAGTCGGGTACATGCATTGTACCATAACTTATGCCCTTAGTTTCCTTGTTAACAAGTGTACCACCGTACCGATGATTTTTGTTACCATTCCACCCACCAAGGATTGCCTTGATTAAGCAGACACAATCAAAACCAAAGGTATCAGACGTTGCACTCATTATCATTGAAGCACGACCACGATTATACGAATTGTTTGTAGAATAACGTACTTTGTTTGTAACCGTCATAGGCGCACCAAAGCAGCCATTAACGTACAAGGTTTTGTACTTAGTTGCTATAGCAATTGCCTTATCACAGAATTCATTCCTTTTCATTACGTTCTCCTAATCTGAGTGCTAACTCTTGTAAAACCATGGTGTTTTTGTTAAGTGCTTCTGCGAACTTCTCGGACTCTTCCTTGTGTTGACTAATAATGCCTTTTAAGTCTTCACGATTTTTATCATCCTTGTACTTAACGTACCATCCTAAAAGTACACATGCAACAATAGGAAAGAAGTATTCTCCGAATAACTTTAGAACATCGATGAACGCCATATTATCACCAACCTTTCTAATTCTATTATACTATTTTACTTGCAAAATGTCAAGAGATATGCTATAATATAGGTGTACCAAGAGTATGGTTGATGGAGAAAATAGTACATGAGTGAAAACCAACAATTCTATGATGGTACTAAGTTATTATCATTAATGGATATTAATGGTGAAAAGCCTGAGATTTACGTTTGTACAACAAACAGAAATGGCGGTAAGACAACCTATTTCAATAGATATGTCTTACGTAGGTTCTTAAATCATGGGGAAAAATTTTGCTTAGTCTATCGTTACAATTATGAACTTGATGATGTTGCAGATAAGTTCTTTAAAGATATCAAAGGACTGTTCTTCAAAGAGTATCACATGAAGCAAGTAAGAAAGTCCGATGGTGTATACTCCGAACTGTGGATAGGTAAAGAACTTGATGATTCTGATTTGAAATGTTGCGGGTACGCTATTTCCCTCAACAATGCAGACCAGATTAAGAAGTTAAGTCACATGTTTAGCGATGTTATCCGTATGTTGTTTGACGAATTTCAGTCGGAAACAAATCACTACTGTGATAACGAGATTAGCAAGTTTATTAGTGTACACACTTCAATAGCGCGTGGACAAGGTGAACAAGTTAGGTATGTACCTGTAATTATGGTAGCGAACACAGTTAGCCTTATTAACCCGTACTATGTTGAATGGGATATTAGTAACAGACTTAACAAGGATGTTAACTTCATGAGATGCGACGGAATGGTGATAGAGAACGGCTTTATTGCCAGTGCATCAGAAGCACAGAAACAAAGTGGATTTAATAGAGCATTTAAGAGAAACAAGTATGTTGCTTATGCTTCACAATCTGTATACTTAAATGATAACCTCAGTTTCATTGAGAAGCCGGAAGGGTTTGGCAAATATCTTGCGACTATTAAGTACAACGACAAGGAATATGCTATTAGGGAATTTCGTGAAAGTGGTGTACTGTATTGCGATGACAGACCTGATAAAACATATCCGTACAAGATTAGCGTAACGACAGATGACCATCAGATTAACTATGTAATGTTAAAACAGAATGACTTCTTTATTAAACACTTGAGATTTTTCTTTGAAAAAGGGTGTTTCAGATTTAGGGATTTAAGAAGTAAAGAAGCGTTGTTGAAGTGTGTATCTTATTGAGTATCTCCCTTATTTACTTCCACTCGGTAACTATGTGGACACCACGGGTGGAATAGACCGCCACATAGGTGACAATCTTTGGTAGGTGCTTGTGGGGTATTAAGGGTCAGGATATAGGAAAAGGGTAACTCGGTTAACGGGCTACCCTTTTCTGCTACTTATTCATTTGTGTGTTGTTTGGTTTTGAGTTCTAGATTTTCAAGTTTTAAGTCATAGTACTTGTCAAGTAAATCTGTGTAGTTATGAGTTAATTGCTTATAATCTAATTGTAATTGTGAGTACTTAGTTAAGTGAATTTCCTGTTCAGGAATACACACGTCTTTGTACCTACAAAATAAACATTTAAGTCGCATTGTGTGTCACCTCATTATTCTTTCTAATGCATGTTGTTAAAGAACACCTATTGATTATCCAATAATCGCAATATTTGCATTTACAATCCATCATTCTTCCACCCTTTCTATGTTAAGAGTTACACACTCTTCGTCATAATTGAACTTTCTATCCATGACAACGTATGCCACACCATCCTCGACAACCTTGTCACCTATAGACGGTATTATAAATGAACCATAGTGTGCAAAAGTTCTTGCAGGACAAACGGACATATCTATAAACTTGAGGTAGTCCATCTTTTTCATCCGATTGTTGTAATTTCTTACGGGTCTTTCTTCTCTATAGTTTTCTCTTCTCTCGCCGTAATAGTTTCTTCCATAAGGTCTTCCATTGCTGTAATTATTGTTGTACATTATATGCTCTCCTTTTCGTACTGTGAAAATATATCTACGTTAATAATAAATGACTGATAAGTGTTAAATCCTGAACGCCATACATGGTTCCCTAATGTTATCATACCCAGGTTATACATTTCTGCTAAAATTGGTCCGTAGTTATTCGAACATGAGTAGAAAGTGTTAACTTCCATTATGAAGTCAGGGTTTGTGGACAAAGCACAATAGGGTTCGCCTTCTACTGTTACTAACTGTACCATAGTGTTGCCGTTCATAGCGTACGTGTGACGCTTACAATAAAGTTCAACTTCTTTGCCGTACATTGTTACCTTAAATGTCTTCATTTTGTAACTCCTTTCTTAAGTTAATTAAAAACTCTATAAGTTCCTCAACAGTGAACTCATCATTTATACTATTACATCTTCCTAAATGCTTATAATACTGTACTATTACTCCACTTTCTAAATTAATAAAATAAAATTCATCATTATCATAATATAAGTAAAAATCACCAATACGGGTATGCCCCTGGCATTTTACTTCTAAATCTACAATCTCTTCCCATGTAAATACATGTTTAAATGCATCAATAAACTCATCCCTTAGTAGAATAGTATGTTTCATCATTTTCCCTCCTTTTTAGTCTATCAAATGCTTGATTAATTGCGTGTGAATAGTGTTCATGCTCCACACCACGTTTGTAGCCAATTTGGTAACCTAAGCCATATGCAACTATGATACAGATTACCCCAACAATGGTTAAGATTAGTAAGTCAATTCTCATTTTCTTTGTCCCTTTCCGGAACGAGGTATACTCGTACCCTAAAATACTCGTCTTCTTTGCCACTAGTTAGTACGATTGTTGTGTTTTCTTTCATCTTTCATTTTCCTCCTACGTATTGTATTGATGTACTCTAACATATCATAACTTATGTTCTCAAGTTCGTCAAGTAGTTTGTCGTCTTCTTTGGTGTTATTTATTTGCCAATATAAGGCGGAAATGTGTTGCTTAATTATTGCTTTGTCTTTTACAAACATAATTACCTCTCTTTCCACCAAAGTAAGGATACATAGATGTGAAGTCAATTTGCTTATCTTTTTCACGAATCTTAAAAATTATCGTATTTTCAATAAACATTTTATTTTCACTTTCTAATATCTTACTGTAAGAAGTACCGAGGTACGGATATGTTAAATTAATTTGTTTAACTTTTTCACCGAATCTTTCTAGATAATATAACTTTCCGCTTCGGTACGGTCTTATACAAACATATATTGCTTGTAGTTTTGCTAGTAGTTCTTTAGCATTTGTATCTTCCATAGTCACCTCATTTTATTAATTTATATGCACTTCTGCATTTACAACACGAACAAGAATTTCAAATAAAAATACTTTTATATGTCCATCTTCTAAATTTACAGCATATACAGAATTTAAATCAGGATTGTCATCAGTAATAAGCCAAAAATCACCATCCCACTGAAAAACTGTTCCTGCTTTTAAAGTATCTAAAGAATGCCCTATGCAACTACTATTTATTATTTTCATATTATCACCTCATTTCGTACGTTGTTGGTGTAAGGATTATTCCGCCATCGATTCTCTTTGGCATCAATTTTCCAGGAACTTTTAACCCTATCTTGAAGTCCTTAATTGTACGCCTTTTCTTTAAAAACTCTTGCTCTTCCTTATTATAAGTCTTTAACTCTTCTTCGGTAATATCTCCGAACGATTTAAGAAATAAGTTTTTGCATCTAGTCGGCATACCTGCGCACTTCACATTGTAATAAGGTTCTTCAATAGGCTCTAAATCCTCGTGTGTTACATGTTCAATGTATGTTTTCTGCCTAGTGAAAATGGCTTCATCCCAACATGATTCTAGTTTCCAACAACAGAAGTTTGTTTCGTGTACCTTAATACCTTTAATTTCTTCAGGCTTTAAATCACAATGGATTGAATCGGTATCCGCATAAATGAAACCCCTTTTATTTACGCCATAGTAGTTCTTTTGAGCGGCTCTTATTGTGAAGTTTCTTGCGTACGATGTTATCGCTGAACCTATTGCAATAAATCCAGGCTTTTTGGCATGCTCTTCGACTATAGAATAGTTAATAGCATTGTCATCATCAACGTACGCTACTTTAAAGGATGATACGTCATTGCTTGCGAGTTTTCCATACAAATTATTAAGGAAAAGTTTTGCTAACTCTCGTAACGCTCCCTTGGTTGTCATTTTGATTTTCTTGTACTTCTCTATGTACTCGTCAAATAAACCTATTATCGTAGAAAAGTAACATCCATCTACTATCTCAAAGTCCACTAATTCGTAGTGTTCCTTAATCAAATAGTAGTCAGTTTCTGTTAATGTCAGTTCCACTATAGTGTTACATACATTTCCGTTAATATCTGTATACCATTGTGAATGTTCGCCTGTTTTAGGATTTACAACATCACTTGTTTCTAGTGATTCCGTACCACGATATAATGGGTTACCCTTTATTTGGATAAATGGTAAATAATTTTTCCTAATATAAAAGCGTGTTCTTATTCGTACAAAGAAATATCGATTTTGTTTCAACGCTTCGTCTGGAATAAAATTACCTATCCAAAAACATGGTGTACCATACGGGTACTTATTACCACTTTCTGATGACATCATCGACGGGTACAAAGAGTTAACGTCTGCGGTAGTTCCATTATGCTTAACTTTATTTTCTTTTCCTTTTACTAAATAGCACCAACCACCACGATAACTTTTACGAATCCATGCATCAGCATTTGCATATTTGTGTACGCTTGTATCTAGTTCAATGTCTTCCAAATTTGGGAACATCTTATTGTAGTCGGCTCGGTCAATAGTTTTCTTAAATTCGTCCATACAACACGAGCCAATTGTTAACTTATTATGACCTTCTGCGTACAATACTTCTAATGCTTCTTTTACAACTAGTACGTCATTTGCTATGTACTCTTTTTCCTGGGGAGATATATAACAATTTGCATATCTTAGTCCCTCATATTCCATAGAAAGTTTTCTATGTTTTGTCTTAAATGCATTGCCTATTCTTTCCACTGAAAATGGTAACAGTTTTAAACTATCACGCAATTCAATGTACTGATTATTTGTCTTAATGGTAACTGTATACCACATACCTTTGTCAGATATTGTGTACTCGAATGTGTCATTATCCATATCAACTTGTTTACGCCAAGTCTTAATTTCTTTGTCACCATCTTGTACAATATCTAAGGCTTGTTTAAGGTTCAACTTTTTAATAAGAAAGTCTAGCCAAAATGCACCATCAAATTTTAAATTGTGAAAATAGGCAATTAAATTACATTTACGACTTTTTAAGTACTCAAATAACCCATCTATTGAACCAAAGATTTTCACGTCTTCGGTATTTAGTTGTACTGATGCTGCAGCCCATACCTCTGTACTCGTCTGTCCGTCAAATACTGTTGTTTCAAAGTCACAAACATGTACTTCTTCAAACTTTAAACGTTTAAATGATTGGGTTGCCATCCTCGTCCTCCGCTAATCGTTCACCATCTGTCATTTCTTCCTGAATAGCCTTGAGAACGTCGAGGTCGTTTTGGCTGTACCCTTCGTCACCTAAAAATGTCATCATTTCATTAATAAAATTAGTAGCACTTGTATTATCGTACATTACTTCAAAACTTAACTGTATGCCATGCTCACTTGCATCCATAAGCATTTTACCAACAGCCTGTTCACCATATGTACTGATTAAGTTGTTAAACCAGGTTTCCACATTAGATAAACCATCTGCACTAGTTTTATTAGCAATTAATGCACTATAGGTCTGTAACTCCATCTTAAAATTGGAGATTGCTATTTTAGCATAACGTGGTGCGTCAATTGCATACTCTAATGGGTTAGTGTATTCATATGATTTTGGTACAGCCATAAGCCTTTCCCATGTTTCAAGTATCATCGATACACGTTCACCTGTTTCAACATCAATCTTGTACATGTTTTTCATGATAGTATCACGCTTACTTAACTCATTTAAGGCGTTAAACCCTTGTTGCA